GCTGGTATCTCATACTGCACAGACGCTGTTATGTCTCACTGCGAAGGACAAGTTCTTCCAGAAGAAGAAAGATGTGACGGAATTGACAATAACTGCGACGGACAAATTGATGAAGGATTTGAAGAAAAGCCGGCAGAAATAGTTTTTGTTGTGGATGTGTCAGGGTCATTCAGCGATGAGATTAGCTCAATGATCGGCGGAATCACACCGCTTTTATCAGATCCCATCACAAGAGGTTTTAAATTTGGGCTTGTATTAATTGGAATGAGAGAGCCAGAACGTGATCCTGGCAGCAACTACAAACACTTGCTAAAAGTCACAGATCTTGTCCCAAGAGATGAATTCTTGCGTCACCTACAAACAATAGAAACTGTTCATATGCCGAACTCTGGTGGATTGGAGCCTTCTTACGACGCGGTGATCGGTATTTGCAATGGTGATATCTCATTTAACTTCTCAGAAAGCTCTCAAAAGATTATTGTTCTAATGACTGATGAAGCTGGGCAATCCTACGCCAACCCAACAAACACAGAGGTTGATGCAGCTGATGCTGTTAGAGATAGTGATTTTGGGATCTACATTTTCTCTTTGAGAGAGCACTTTAATACTTTTGATCAGTTGGTAAATAATTTAAGTGATTTGCACTCAGCTGCGTCTGATCCCAATACAGTTTTCACTCAACTGCAAACAATGTTTGATGAGATTTGTAGGTAGCTCACTTATCAGTTGGGCACCATTCAGGCTTCATCCAACCTTGCTCAGCGCATAGATTCTCATCAAGCTTATCGAAATCAAGCAGTGATATTGGCGTAGCAAAAACTATGGCTTCTAAAAGCTGGGGAACGTAACCCCTTCCTATGGGAAGGGCAACCAGAACTCCTACCATATTACCTTTTTGATCAAAGAATCCAGATCCTGATGCGCCCATCCAACCGTAGGTGTGGACTGTTATCTTTGTTCTTCCATCAGAAATCTTTTCTATTCCTGCTACTTGACCTCTAAGAGTTAGAAGATCATGATGTCCCGGGTAACCTGAGTACACAAGTGTCTCACCGATTTCTGGGAGGGATCTGTTAACCCTAAGAGGCATCGCTAAAATTGAATCGAGCTTCTTAAGCGCAAGAACAGCGAGATCTTCTGCGTGATCAAAGTAAACTATCCACGCCTTCTTTCTCTCTCCTTCGGGAGTCACAACCCACACAAAAGATCTTTCCGAATCGTCGATAACATGAGCTGCTGTAATGACCAGATATCTTCCCTTGTGGAGAACATACGTTCCGGAGCCTCTGCCGCTGCCCGGTGTAAACACCTTGACAGTTGCATATCTTGCTCTAAGCTCGTAAGGATTTAGCGTGTCAACAGGAGCTGCAGGAGCGGCAGCATCAGCAAAAGCAGATTCTTGAACCTGCTCAGCGTTGTCACAAGTAGCTGCTTCTTGATTATGTGAACTACAAGATGCTAGAAACAGGAAAACGAGAGAGAGAGATAAAATTTTCTGCATGGGTGCCCCTTTAAGTTTTGGAGGAGAGTGAGGGATTCGAACCCTCGGTGGGTTGCCCCACAGCCGCGTTCCAGGCGACCACCATCGGCCTCTCGGTCAACTCTCCATACGTCAAATAAGTATCATCAAGTTTCTATCTCTTCACCCGTTTTCCAGTTTCTTACATACGTGATAAATCTATTTGAGTTTTTGTAAATCTTATTTAAAGCTTTAGACTTATTATATGCGCTTTGACGATCGCTATAAGTAAACATAGTATGTATTGCGCCTTCTTTCTGTTCAGCGAATGCCAAGCAAACATGCCAGGGATGTGAGTCAGATTGGCAGAATCCGGACTTTCTTTCCCAGGGCCACGCTTCAGTAACACCTGTTTTCTTCGCTTTGCCAATAGGTCGCTTAAATCTCTTTTTATTCTGTGCCATTTAATCCTCTAATTGATATGATTATATTCACTATTTGTCTAAAGTATAACAGAATTTAACGTCGTCATCTTGGCATAGATTTTCCGTATAGTTTATGACCGCCAATTCTTTTGCTTTCGCCTCGAACATAATGTCAATATCTAGATCATGGGTGTCGACAAAGTTAAAGATGTAGTCAGAGTGAGCCTGCGGTTTAATCTTGTCATTGTTCATTTCAATAGATCTTGAGTCTGAATAGTGTGTAGTGGGCTTGATACCATCAGGCCACGTGGACACAGCAAGATGAAGTGCATCTCTTTCAGAAAGTCCACCGTCGACAAAACGATGGTGATGGTAATCAAATACGATCGGCACACCTGTTCGAGCATAAACCAGCTCGTGTAAGTGAGACACGCCGTACAGCGACTCCTTGTCATCGTTTTCAACCGTTAGTCGAGACTTGACAGAGTCTGGAAGCCCTTCAAAGTTTTTACACCACCGATCCGTCGCTGACTGGTGATCTCCATATGAGGCACCAATATGAATGTTGATCTTGGCCCAGTGATTTCTGGGCATTCCCATCAAATCCATTATTTCACCGTGGATTCGTAAGTCTGTGTAAGAAGACTGGACAACCCGCTCGTGAGGAGACGTGAGAATATTGAATGGGCCCGGGTGAAAAGAAAGACGCTGTCCGTTATCCATAGCTTCTTTGCCTGCCGCCTCAAGATTAGACCTGATCTCGGCAAAGTCAGGCAAGTCTTCTAGGCGATACTCAGAAGCCCAAGGGAATAGCTTGGAAGACATCCGAAACAGCTTAAATCCGTTGCGATTGTTCCATTGAATAACTTTTACAAGATCCTCAGTGTTTTTTACAGCCAGCTCTGAGGCATAGTCTATTCCTTTGGCAGCAAAAGTACGCTTGATCATAGACCGATTGGTAGTGATCTTATGATTCTTTTGCAAAGTCATGTTGATGCAAGCATAGCCGTAACGCATATTTCCTCCTGATTTGTATTAATTATACTTGGCTGCTCTCAGAACTACACAAATCTTCATCAAGAGATTGCTGAGTCGCTACGTTTAGCACCATCTCATGAAGACGCCCAGGAGAGATCTTTTCATACGTTACAGGAAAAATACCTGCTGTGATAAGAGCATGTGCGATCCATTGAGAGCAGTACCACTTCCGATCATGTTTGATCATGTACGGCACGAATTGTGATATTATCATCCCGATCCAGTCATATTTCTGGCCGGCGGTTTGCTCATAGAACCTGAATATATTTTTTAGCTGGTGATCATCAACTTTAAGCTCGATCTTTTTCCAGTACTTGTTTTCAGCGCAGTCTTCTTGCACCATGCGCACAACACCTTCGCCTTCTGGACAAATTCCAGCGGTGATCCCACCAGGAAGTATGAGCTCAGAATGAACAAGAGGACTCTTAGTCCACCATGCAACGATCTTATGGCGCCAATTGCGCAAAGGAGGTGAATAAAAGCCCACCCAGATCGAGTTCATTTAACCCCTTAGGTTGTCTTTGTTTTTCTTGATGACTTCGTAGTTTTTCTAGAGCGAGCAGTCGTCTTAGACTTAGTCGTATCTGTTCTTGTGCTTGTCGACTTTTTAGCGCGACGCTTTCTAGTCTTTGTTGCACTTTCTACATCAGGCTCAACAGCGAGAGAATTGATGATTGCTTGTGCAGGCTCAGTTGCATCATTAACTTTCTGATTTATCAAACCCACAGTCTCAAGCACATCTTCTGTGCTCTCACTTGTATCAGCTGACTCGGCTTTAGTTGTTTTGTTAGTAGGCGCGATTGATGGATGTTCAAGGTCCAGCGCGCTTAGGCTTGTTCTAGATGAAGATGGCATTTTTTTACCCCTTTCCGTATTTATTGAATATTACTTGTGATTGAAGAGTTGTTAAATATTCTGACATTGCCTCTTGGGCTTCTATCATGGAAGCTTCCCACTCCTTTGCAGACTTTAAGTCTCCTATAATTCGGAAATGGTCAGACATATCAGCACACTCATTTATCCATTCGACATAGATCTCCACGACCTCGTATGGGGGTGTGATGATCTCGTACATGCTTACTCGAAATTGACATAAGGTGCGAGAACAGTATCAACTTTTCTGATTAGCTGTTCAAGTTCATGAGCAACATCACTCTGTTTAAGAATTCCGATATCTGCGCCAGGTGAACGTTTCTGCCCAAGCGCACCATAGAATTCAACCAAGTGTTGCCTTACTTCAACAATCTGTTGTAAATCGTCTTGCTTCATTTTATTCCTCTCTGAAGATTTCTCTTCTATTATAATTATGCATAATTGGCAATTAGCCAATCGTGATACCAATTTAAAGCGTGATCCTTTGGCTGTACATTTTTCCAGTCAGGTGTACAAAATATCTTCCACGCATCATTTCCATACTTGCCAATACCGTAAAGCTCTATAGGCTCTTTCCAGTCTTTTTCCAAGTATTCTTTAGACATTCTGATTAGTGTCTTTGCTCTTCTGGCGCTAAGCCCGATAGGCTTGAGCATCTCTTCCAAGCGCGAAGCGTTCGCATTCATCGCATCATTTGGTGTAGGATACAGATCAAAGAACTCTCGCATGATGGGCTCAGCTGTAAACCTCCTTGTCAAATTACAAAAAACACACGCAACGAGTATCTTCCACGGATCTTCATATAATTCTTCTTGAATCAAACCATAGGGAGATTTTGGAGGATGCCAGTCATTGATCTTTTCTAATTTTTTGGAACTCTTCAATTAAGTCCTTCTCCTTGGGTGTCAAGTATTGCGGTATTTTAATTTTGGCGATGGCGACATGATCTCCGTCTTTGATTCCGGCGCCTTTGATTTTTAACTTGTCTTCATGCTGTGTTCCTGCAGGAACATTTAAGTTTTTAGTTTCGCCTGATAGTGTTTTTATTTTTACGATATCACCTAACATAGCTTGGCTTACGCTTAGCCACAACTCAGCATGAACATCATTTCCAATTCTTTCAAAGTTTTCATTTTTGGCAACATGAACTACGAGGAGCAAATTTCCTGGATAACCATACTTGGTTTCATTACCCATTCCTTTTAATCTGACGACTGCTCCATCTGAGATTCCTGCGGGAATTTTTACGCTTACGTTCTTATGTTTTCTTGAGACGCCTTTGCCGTTGCAGGATATGCACGGATCTATTACAACTTTTCCTTGACCGTCACACTTTTGACAAGAAGAGGTAAAAGTAAAGAATCCTTGCTGGTGCGTTGTGTTTCCTGCGCCATTGCAAGCACCACATACCTTAGCATCACCCGTCTCAGATCCTTTCCCATTACAAGTACCGCACTTAGCTATCTTGTCATAGTTGATCGTAACTTCTCCGCCATTTGATGCCTGCTCTAGCGTAATGACGACCTGGGCTTTAATGTCTGTGCCTCTTTGAGGCCCAGAGCTTCTTTTAGAATTCCGGCCAAACAAGTCTTCAAAATTACCTCCGAACCCACCAAAAAAGTCATCAATGTTAGGCATTGGGCCTTGATTGAATCCTGTAGTAGGTGGGTCAGCTGTGCCGTACTTGTCGTAATTATTTCTCTTTTGAGGATCGCTAAGAACAGAGTAAGCAGCGCTTATTTCCTTGAATTTTTCTTCGGCATTAGGATCATCTGACGTATCTGGATGCAGCTTCTTCGCAAGATTTCTGTAAGCTTTTTTAATGTCTTTATCTGAGGCGGTTTTATCTATACCAAGTACTTCGTACAAGTTGTTCACATGCACCTCACAGACTATTGATTATACTTTAGTGGGTCTAAATGTTCACATTGGGGGTTCGTTATAAACGAGTTCGTAAGCATAGTCCACAGCAGGCCTAAGATATTCGAGAAGCCTGGGGTCATTTACGAGCTTTCGCAGCGGTACCATAATCACTGCTTTGTGCTCGAACAAACCTGTATGAGGATTTCTTTGAATTTCTGGTTCTTGCGCTGTCTCAGCAACATACATTGTCGTTGCATCATGTACCAAGGGTTCTTCACCATACTTAAAATCTAGCTCTGTGATTGAAGCTTCTTCTTCAGCTTCTCTTAAGGCTGTATCAAAAGGTTTTTCACCGGGATCTATAACTCCCTTCGTTAGATCAATCTTGCCAGTATGTGTTAAGAGGCACACAACATCGTGCTCCCCTTCTTGATGCTTAATAATAACGACGCCTGCAGCTGGTGAGTAATTCATTTGATATCTCCGCAAATTATAAATATCAGTCAACTCGATCAAATCCTACAAACTTTAAATCGTCCATAGCTTTTTTTGCAGGCTTACAAAGATCAGTAGTTAAATACTTCATTGCAGAATCACATAAAACCGTTGCGACGTTTTTGCCACCTTTTGATGCAATAGAAAGAGCTGCCCAGACATTTGCTCCTGAGGAGATTCCTACTGAAAGCCCTTTCTGATTTAGCATTTGAGCGACAACAATTGCATCTTCATCATCTACTCTTATTTCTGAATGTAGGGCGTTTAGCTTTAGAATCTTTGGGACAAAAGAATCTCCGATCCCTTCTATTCTATGAGTGCCGCCGTTCTCCTCGTGATTTAACGGAAAAACTGGATGAGATTTAAGGTTTATGTTTTCCATCTTAAGAATGGAAGACACGCCCATGATCGTACCGCCAGTTCCAGCACCAGCAACAAAAGCATCCGGGCGAAGACCAAGATCTGCAAAAGCCTTTGCTATTTCTGGGCCTGTTGTCTCTCTATGTGCCTCAACGTTTTGCCAATTTGAAAATTGAGACGGGCAGAACACACCCTCTTTTTCGGCATCAGCGGCTGCCATTTCCATTGATCCTAGGAATCCACCCTGTTCTTGAGTAACTTCAACAACTTCAGCACCATAAAGACGCATGAGAGCTTTTCTCTCCTCGCTCATCCACTCAGGCATGTAGATCTTAACAGGATGGTCGAGGAATGCACCCATTGCTGAAAAGGCAATTCCAGTATTTCCAGACGTTGCCTCTACTATCAAATCTCCTGGGTTTAAAATGCCTGTAGTGTATGCATGTCTTAAGATCTTAATTGCCATTCGATCTTTGATACTGCCTGAAAAATTTACAGCTTCGTATTTGGCAAAGATGCTGACTGGTTTGTTATGAAAGACAAAATCTAGCTTTAAGAGTGGAGTATTACCCACCATAGACTCAATCCTAGCTAGCTTCTCTTCTATTTCTGAACTGAGTTCTCTCATTATACGTTCCAGATCTTGTTTTTTATTTTTGTCCAAGTGCTTTCGGGAGAGGTTTTCTCCTCTCCCTTTAGTCCAAAGGGTCTTCTTCCTTCTTCTTTCTTGGGCGTCCACGCTTTGGCTTTTCTTCAGCTTTCTTTTGAAGAGCTTCGTTTTCTCTTTTAAGGCTTTCTACTTCTTCCCTAAGGGAAGAAATCGCTTTGGCTCTTGTATTCAGAAGCTCTTTTTGATCCTGAATTTGCTTATCCTTATCGTGGATTCGAGTCCTATTCATCTCAAGCGCATCAATTGCAACAGTAAGCTCATTGCCCATAGCATCTAAAAACTTTTTAAGCAGAGCATCAAGCTGTTTTATCATCTCCTTCTTTTGCTGTAAAACCGGAAGGACATGCTCAGAAGCAGAAGCGTATCCTTCTTTTCGCCCTTTTTCGTATGCATCATTCTTGACAAGAATCATCCACTCAGTAGAAGTATCAACAATAGTTCTAGTTTCAGCTGCTGACTTATTAGAGTCGATAGCAGATTGAATTACCCCTTCTGATTTTTCAAAGCTCTCTTCTACAATTGACTTAGCGTCGTCAAAAGTTCTGGCAAATCCCTCAATCTTCTCTTTGACTTTCTCATTCATATCTTACCTCGTGTACATGTCTGCAATTGCAGAAGCAAATGCGTCAGGCTTGGTAATGCATTTAAATCCACAACCTTTTACCATACCAACCATTTCATCGTAAAATCTATTTGAATCGTACTTCTCATCTGGATTAATGTCAACATGTACTGTTATATCTCTTCCAGATAATTCTTGAACTTTTGAAGCAATATCAATTGAATCAAGTACTTCCATCTGCAATCTTTTATAAAGTGATTCTGGTGAATTTGGCTTCTTTACACGCCAAAAAACTATAACACCTTTGCCGGGCTCCCTGAAGCATATTGTGGTGATTAGTCTGAACTTCTCGCCGCACAAGCATGAGTCGCTTCCTACATGTACGTTATATTTGTCAACGCTAAACTTTTCAATTTTTTCTGAGATATCAACCTCAGTGCCAGAAAGAGTTTTCCAAACACCTTCAATCATCTTCTTTTTCTTTCGACAAATTGTAGAACTTCTTAGCCACTTGATATCTCATGTAGTAATACGCAAAACAAACTGGCCACGCATATGTTGCAGGAGAAACTCCGATAAGAGCTATATCCAAAACAAACATCAATGCAAAAAAAACTAATGCAACTTGATAAAACAAAAGAAATCCATTCACTGTCATAACTCCTAGGGCGGAATACCTAGAAGTAATTAGTAAGTTTTCAAAATTTCTAACAAATCGTCTGGGCTTTCGACAGCATGATGCTTACCGCACTTTGCAGCGATTTCCCAGTCATTTCCATAAGGAACAATATTATCACCAAAAAACACGCAATCATCAGGAGACTCACTAATATTATTTAGTGCATACGTCTTATCCCATCCAAGCCTTGTAATATCAATTGATATCTGCCCACCTTTTCGAAAGGAAAGACCATATCCTTTAAACTCTGTCTCAAGAAACTCGATGGCTTTGTCTCGATCACCGGACTTTTTATCCCATTTTACGTAGTTTTCTCTTTGCTCAGAAGTGCAGTTTCGCCCAATCAAAGAGAAGTTAATTTGACTTCCTCGCCACTCAACAAAAGTACCAGTCTTATATTTAGTGTGATTCTTTGCAGCGTATTTAAGAAGAACTGAGATGATGTGATTTAGATCTGCTTGCGAATAGTGATCTGTTAGATCAACCTTGTGGATCATTTCAGGCTCAAGGGCTCCAAACTCATCATCGGGATCAAGATTAGTATTGTATGCTACTGTCCCATTACAACAGAAAACCTTATCAAACACTTCTAGTAAAACATCTAGACCCATCTGCTCTTCTACTTTGACATAGTTAGAACCTGTCACTAGATACATCTTATATTTCGAACAAAGTCTTCTCAGCTCCTGTTCAACATCTTTTGTCAATCTCTGCCTAGCAAGAGTTAGAGTTCCATCCATGTCAAAAATGAGCGCCTTAGTCAACGTCGGTATCCTCCACGATTGAGGCATCCACAGTGAGCATCAGGCCTGACACAGATGCAGCGTTCTCTAGGGCGCAGCGAGTCACCTTAACAGGATCAATAATTCCAGCTTCGATCATATCACCAAATGTGTCAGTTGAAGCATCGTATCCTTGCGATCCGTCCATGTCAGTGATCTTTGCCATCACGATCACAGGTTCGCCGCCGGCATTTCTTACAATTTGAGAAAGGGGTGCTTGGCAAGCCCTCTTAACGATATTTCTTCCGATAGATCTACCACTCACCCCCTTTGTAGTCTCGGATAGACTCGCAGCAGCGCGTACCAAAGCAACCCCTCCCCCAGGAACTATACCTTCTTCAATTGCTGCGCGTGTTGCGTTTAATGCATCGTCTACTCGGTCTTTCTTTTCTTTAACTTCGAGTTCAGTGGCGCCACCAACTCTAAGTACTGCAACGCCGCCATTCAGCTTTGCAATTCGGTCTCTTACAAAATCTCTCTCTTGATCTGAGATTGTGAAGTCATCTACTCTCCTTCGGAGCTCTTCTACTTTCTCAGATACTTCTTGAGTTCTTGTGTTGTCTCCTACGATAATTGTACTTGTTCTGCTGCAAACAATTTTCTTTGCTGTGCCAAGGTGATCGGTAGTCACATCAGAAAAATTGACTCCTGTGGCGTCAGAAACTATTGTCGCTCCAGTTAGAGTAGCTAAGTCGGACATGAGATCCAGCTTTCCTGCACCAAAGCCAGGAGCATTGATCGCACAAACCTCAAGCACACCTTTCATCTTATTGACAACTAGGCCTTGAAGAGCTTCGCCTTCAATTTCCTCACCGATAAACAAGATTGGGCGTTTTTCTTGAACTACTTTCTCAAGAACAGTCACGACATCTGATAGTGATGTGAGCTTTCTCGTTGTCAAGAAGACATACGGGTTCTTAAGTTCTGACGTCATCTTATCTGAATTGGTTGCAAAGTAAGGAGAAACATACCCTCTGTCTACTTGCATGCCTTCAACGACGTCTAGCGTGGTCGAAAATCCTTTGGCTTCTTCAACAGTTACTACTCCTTCTCGGCCAACTTTTTCAACTGCCTGCGCAATTAGAGCGCCAATATCAGCATCACCGTTTGCAGAAATGGTTGCAACCTGTGCGATCTTGTCTGTGGCTTCTACAGGATCTGCAAGATCCTTTAAATAACTTACTATTTCTTCAACGGCTTCATCGATTCCCGCTTTGATATCAGTAGAAGAGTATCCACTTGCAAGCATTTTCAGGCCTTCTGAATATATTGCTTGCGCCAGGGTTGTCGCAGTAGTTGTACCGTCACCGGCGACATCGTTGGTTCGAGATGCTACTTCCTTTACCATTTGAGCGCCTAAGTTAAGGAACCTTTCCTTAAGATTAATAGCTCGAGCAACTGACACACCATCCTTTGTCACAGTTGGTGGACGATCAGCATGCTCGATAACTACATTCTTACCCTTTGGTCCGAGTGTAACTTTAACAGCGTTGGCAAGAATATCTACGCCTTCCAGGAGGCGTTGGCGCGCATCGTCATTAAAGACGACCTTCTTGTTAGTTTCGTATTTCATTCTAGTCTCTTAAGATTCTTCTGGATGTAACTTCTAGCAAGTTTGTTGGAACTTCGACAACTCGTCGATTTTGAGTAACCACATTAAAGGCGACAAACAAGTCGCCTTCCTTTAAAACAACTTCTTCTTTTTCAATGACTTTTTTCTGCCTAAGAGCATTTATGACATCGTCATTTAAATACTTCATCACATACCTCTTTCAAATATTCTGTTGGGTATAATCCAAATTTTATTGTAGTTTACGTTATATCTTGTAGCTAAAAGCTTTGCATACAACTCATGCGTCTCATCAGACATTTTATTTTCAGCATCTATAGTTCCCATTTTAAGGACTTTATTACCGTCCTCAACTAAGATCCTATATGAAAGTATGCTGCCTGTATAAATTTCTTGCATTGGTATAACATTCACTATTATTCTATGAAAAAAAGCACAAATAGTAAATGCTAATTTTGAACTTTTGGAACCCAGTGTGTCGTGCGACCGTCAGCAGTTTTTTCTCTCACGACAGGATTTCCGTTAGGATCAAACTTTTTACCGTAGACCAAAAATCTATCAGTGGCAGTGCCGACATCACCGTAAAAATCGGCATAAGATTTAATAGTTGCACCACCAGACTCAAAGGAATTCACCAGAACTGATCTGGTAGTCTTGTTTAAAAGCACTATCTCATCTGAAGTTAGATCGCTGACGACTCTATTTGGGCTGATCTTTGCAAGATAAAGAGCTTCAGCCTTGACGTAATTTCCAACTCCAGACAGGACGGATTGATCCATTATTGCTTCAGCGATAGTTTTATTGTGCTTTTTTGCCAGGCGCTCGGCGAACAACCTGTTCGGGCACTCCTCAGCTAATAGATCTGGACCTAACGAGTTAAGCTTCTCAACGAGAGGATCTTTACCTTGAACGAGCTTTAGAGTTCCAAAATTACGCTGGTCGTTAAAATATAAATCGCCTTCATTCAAGCAAAGCTTTACTCTGCTGTGCTTTTTCTGCTCAGCAGACCAAGATCCAGTCATACCTAGAGTATTCCAGATGCTCCACTGATTATCGAGCAGGAAAAAGATGAACTTTCCGTGGACTCCGGCACCTTGGATCTTTATGGGAAAGTCGTCTTCAAACTTCTCAATATTCTCTATCGGTTTTTTCGTATACCTGCCTGTGAGTATTTCTATTGACTTTATTGTCTTGTTAGAAACTTGCTCAGCAAGCTGCAATGCCATTCTTCTACATTCTGGTCCTTCAGGCAAAGCTTTCTCCTTCTAAGATATCCTCGAAAGTCTTGATAAACTTATTCCAGGGTTTTTCTTTTAAAACAGAACCAAACTCCCAGCCTTCAAACGCTTCTTTAATAACTTGAGTGTTGAGGCCAGGTTCAACGACTTGAATACCATCGATTTCGGTTTGAGTAAGTGCATCAATTCTAATTAAGCTTAAGTTTCTCAAAAACTGTGCTTCCCACTCAGGATCCTCAAGCTTTTTCTCAAAGAGTTCAGGATCTCTCACAATCTTTTCCGCAGTCTTATCGCCATGTCGAGGAATGCCAGGCACATTGTCTGTAGCATCGCCACGAATAGCCTTCCACTCTAAGTAGTCATAGTCAGGAGGTGTAACAAAATCTTTTTTAATTGGATGATAAAGCTTGATCTGTGGGTTCTCATCTGTTAGCAGCTGAATGAAATCAGAATCACCTGAGGCGATCACGACGTCATCTTCCTTGTGCAACCTTGCGTAGTGAGCAATGATGTCGTCTGCTTCAAAATCGGGATGGCGGACAATAGTAAAAGGAAACGCCTGATAGAGCAACTCTACGCACTCATCTTTTTGCCTGAAAAAGTCCTGCATGGTTTCCCACTTTGGATCAGACTCATCGATCTTTCGATTTGCTTTATAGTCGCCGTCTAGCTGGATTCTTTTCTTTGGGCTACCTTCGAGCACAAAATACACCTTGTCAGGCGACATCTTTTCAATCAGCGGTCGGAGAGACCTGAAGAACATGTACGTGATTGAATGTGCACCGCGGTTGTAGCCCGCTCGTGCACGGTGAATGAGATTATGACCATCGAGAATGAGTACTTTCATCCTACCTCCTGTGGTAATATTATACTCACAAAAGGCGCAAATTACATTTTAGTTTTGAGGTGCGGAAACAGGCTTCTCTAGGCGAACAACACCCTTAAGATTTCTCACTTTTTTCAAGAGCTCCTCAACAAAAGCTGCGTCTCCACCAGAACCCTCAACAGGCAAGTAAGATATCTCAACTGGTACCTTTGATCGATTACCGACCTTCTTAATAGCATCTCTCTGATACACAGTCGATACCCCTTCCATCACACGAATGCGAGTAAGGAGGTTGTTTAGAAGATAGGAGTTATCATAGACCAGAATATAAGTTTTAGACGGTGGATTAATAACAGTTCTACGAGAAGCCTGCTCATTAATCTCATGTCTTACAATGTTTCTAACTAGGTCTTTCATTTGGACACTCCGATATTAAATATTCTGCTACTGGGTATTTTTTATCTCTACGCCCGAATCACCTAAAGAAATTGTGAACTTACCGGCATCTTCACCTGCTGTAATAATAGCATTGGCGAGGGCACCTTCTACGTGTTTTTGAGTCCACCTTCTAATCGCTCTAGCACCAACTGTTGGATCATATGTCTCTTTGGCAACCTTGTCGTACATCTGAGGATCGAACTCAACATCGATACCTTTCTTCTTAAGGCGGCGGGCGATGTCATCAAGAACGTTCTTCGCGATTCCTGACAGGTTGTTTTCTGCCAGAGGATTAAAAACAGCAATGTCATCAATTCTGTTTAGAAGCTCAGGTCGGTATTTGGACTTGAGAAGATCCATAACTTTTTCACGTGTCTCTTCTGTGATATCACCGTCTCTCTCAAGAGCCTCGAGAAGCATGTGAGAACCGATATTTGATGTCATAATCACGACAGTGTTCTTAAAATCAATTAGACGACCTTGACCGTCGGTAAGACGGCCGTCATCCAAGAGTTGGAGTAGAACATCAAAGACTTCTGTGTGTGCTTTCTCAATCTCATCTAGAAGAACAATCGAGTAAGGTCTGCGTCGAACTGCTTCTGTGAGCTGACCACCTTGCTCATAACCGACATATCCTGGAGGAGCACCGACCATTCGAGAAACTGTATGCTTATCACCGTACTCAGACATATCAACTCGAACCACGTGATCGTAGTCATCAAACATAATCTTTGCCAAGCATTTTGCCAACCACGTCTTACCTACACCTGACGGGCCTAAGAATAAGAATGATCCGATTGGCTTGGTCTCATCCGATAGGCCGGCTCGAGATCTAACGATCGCATCAGCAACAGCCTTGACTGCTCTTTCCTGTCCTAGCACTGTGCCATTCAGATGACCTTCAAGGCCAGCAAGCTTCTCTTTCTCAGACATGCTCAAATCTGCTGCAGGAATACCAGTCCAAGCGGCGACAACTTCAGCGATCTCCATCGGAGTGATCTCATCTTTCATCATCTGAGAGTTTTGCCTTGCTGATTTCACGGCAAACTCAGCAGTAGACAATGCTGAAGTTGCTAGCACCTTGTCGACTGTTGTCAATCTCTGTAGACCCACAGCATCTCCGACAGCTTGTGCATCTTGGATCTTGGCTTCGATATCAATCAGCTTAGATTTCGCATCCTTGAATTTATCCATTGCAGCCTTTTCAGCATCGAACTGTCCTTGCAAGGCGTTTCTTTTTTCTCTGGCTCCCGCAAGCTCTTTTCTCATCTCAGATAATTGCTGATCTACACCTACTTCTTTCTCTAAGCTTTCGATCTCAACCTCTAAGATCATTACTTTTTGATTTAGAGATTCCAGCTCAGGCGGTGCTGATGTATTGTCTGCACGAACTTTTGCTGTCGCTTCATCGACAAGGTCAATCGCTTTGTCAGGCAAGTTTCTGGATGGAACGTACCTCTCGCTTAGTTCTACAGCAGAGATTAGAGCTGCGTCTCTGATTTGTAAGCCGTGATACGCCTCATAAGAATCTCTAAGTCCTCTGAGAACTGCCATTGTTTGACGTGTTGTGGGAGGCTCAACATAGACTGTCTGGAATCGGCGTTCGAGAGCTGTGTCTTTCTCAATGGAGTTTCTAAACTCATCTTCTGTTGTTGCTCCTAACACTCTAACACCGCCTCGATCCAAGTAGGGTCTAAGCACGGAAGCGATCGAAGAGCTTGAGTTATCAGAGGGGCAGATCATGTGAATTTCATCTATAAACAAGATGATGGGAATCGCAGCTTCCTCAACTTGATCTAAGATAGAAGCCATCTTCTCTTCCAGATCACCTCGATGAGATGCTCCTGACAGGAGTGATGACACGTCCAGTTGCAGTAACTTAGCCCCTTCAAGATGGGAAGGAACGTCACCACGATGAATCCTGTGTGCTAAGAGGTGAGCGATGGCTGTCTTGCCAACACCAGGCTTGCCGATGATGACAGGATTGTTCTTTGTTCGGCGGCACAAGATTCGAATAACGCTTCTAATCTCATCTTCTCGACCGATGACAGGAGGAATCTTGCCCAAAGCAACTTCAGAGACCAGTTCTCTACCTGACTGAAAGAGAAGCTTTAAAGATCTTCCTTCTCGGCGATTCTCAACTTTCTTGCCTTGGCGCTGGATCTCTATCTCTTTCTCAACTGCTTCCTTCGTAACACCGGCTTCAAGCAAGTACCTGTGAGCAGGCTGAGAATCTGCGGGCTCAGAGAACATCTGGAGAAACAAGATGGAGGAGCTAGCGAACGCATCGCCCTTCGCCTTCGCTTCGAGTTGAGCTCGATCGAGAACACGAAGCAAGCGCGGAGAAACTGTGAGAGTGTCCTCATGCGCATTTTGGCTAGGCATCTTCTTCATCTTTGTCAGATGTTCATTAAGTTTTCTTCTTAGGTCTTCCCGATCGATTGATAGCTTTGCGAGAATAGACCTGACTGGACTGTCTTCCTGCTGGAGCATGCAGACTAGCAGATGCTCCGGATAGGGCTGTGGATGATCTAATTTTTTCGATAACTTCGAAGCAGCTTGCAAAGCTGACGCGGCAAGATCAGTAAAATCTTCAATGAGCATGTAAATCTCCGATTACATGACTACGTATGGTACGAATTAAAATTTTACTCGAGCGCGAGTGCCATCTTCCAAGACGAACACGTTATCTTCTTCGATCACTTCAGGTTGATCGACAGGAATGTCTCGAGTGACAACTCGATCGAGGGAACCGCCGAACAGGTTCTGTTTCAGCTCCTTCGAGCGAGAGTCAACTTGATCACACATGTTCGTGATGTTTCGTGTCACGTTGTCCACCAGAAGTGTTTTCACTTCTTCGAGATCCTCGTAGACGTCACCTTTCAGGCGCCTCAGATCGATCGGATCAGAGGCTTCCTTGTGGCACACAAGATAAGTCACTTCCTCGCCTTGCAAAGTCTTTCTCACGACTTCTTCGGCAACGAGAACAGGAACGATCTTGAGTTTATCGACCATCACCACGTAAAGGGCTTGGCCGACCTCGTATCTTCTACCTTCCACGAAGCGCCTCGTTCAGCTCATCAGTGCACACCAGGACGTTGTCCTGGCGACCTTGAGTCTGCTGATACACGGAAAGGTCAAGGCGGGAGAGCTCCTCCAAGAGCTTGGTCTCCTCGCGATGACCTCCGTAGGTTTCGTAGATTTTTAGCAGTCTTTTTACAGTAGTTGGGTGTAGACGCATTTGGCGACTCCTTACCCAATACTATAATCAGTAAAGAATCAGATGTTTACTCAGCAGGAACAAGCTTAAAGGTCTTGTCACCCATCTTCATGTGAAGCTCGCCGTCCATCTCATAGAGAGTTCCCTCTTCCATGTCGCCGTGCATGCCTTCTTCCATGTCGTAGTCGCCCTCTTCCATCATCTCTTCTTCTTCCATTGTCCCGCAGCTAGATTCTTCCATGTCCTCTTCTTCGAGAACATCACCTGGCTGCTCTTCTTCTTCAGGAAGCGGTGAGGACATGTGGGTGTCTGCACCCTCGTCCATGTCTTCTTCTTCTTCCATCAGACGAACGGAACCACCTGTGAACTCATCCAGGTCCAAAGCACCTTCTGCGATCATCTTGCGAATGGTGCGACGAACTGCCTGGCGAACCTCGGACTCGTTCTGGTCTGCTTGGCGAGCTTGAGCGGACTCATTGAGTGCCTCTGCTTGCTCACGGACGATCTCGTGACGAACTTCGGAGGAAGCCAATCCAGCGAGAGCTGCTAATCTGTTTGCGCTAAAATCCATCTTAAAATCTCCTTGTGTACACAAAAGATGTGTTGTCAAACGTTATTAAGTATGACACAGCAAATGATTTATACCACGCTGTGCAGATCGAACGAGTACTTTCCTGGGTCGGTGAGCCAGTACTGCTTCCTCTTCAAGAGGCGGTCCAGCTTTCGACGTAAGATCCCGTGCTCCTGTTCGATCCGTTTGTTAAGTTTATCAAGTTGAGCCGGGGCAGTGGTGGTCTTGGCCCTGGTTGTGACTTCTTCCGTGATCGTGTCGAACTTGTCTCGGGCGGCTTGTGTGAGACTGTCGATCTTTTGAATCTCGAGCTCGTTCTTGTTGATCACTCCGCCCCAGAGAACCGTGCACTTCTTCATGCCTTCATGTTTCTTCATGGCAACCTTTCCGCGGGACCCCGGGGAAAGGGGCCTGAAGTCATCGACTGTCAATCCCTCGAAAAGCAGGACAGTGAACTTATCAAAACTGGGAGAAGCAATAAAGTACAAATAGTCAAGAGATTCCTTTTGTAAAAGAGTCTCATAATCCGACTGAAAGCTAATTGCTCCTGACTTGTTTACTGTTGTCAACTTGCACTCGATCTCCTTGTCAATGTCACCGATATAAACATCGGGCATTCCAGGAGCACCGTCTGAAACGACATTAACGTACTTCTCTTGCAATGTCCTCGCAAGAAACTCCTCTTGAGCCATCGACATGAAGATGTTTCTTCTGCCTAAGTTAGACTCAAGATCCATACCAAACTTATCAAAGCTTCCCTTTAGGTCTCCGTAAAAATTGACCATAGAGGTAAGCGTCTTTTTAATGTCGTCTCTGGTGATGTACAAGGTTTACTCCAAGTTAGTTTTTACGTTCTGGGTAATTTGCTGGCCTGCTGCGATGGCCTCTGCCATGGGTTGCAAACCTAGGGAAACTCGAACTTCATCGTAAAGCTCTGGGCGAAGATTGGACTTAAGAACAGCCATGTCTGCGTACTGGTGCATGTCCCACTCAAAAACAGGGAGCTCTTCACCATCGGCACCCGGTTCAACTTCTCCCGTATCTTGGGATTCAAAGATGTAAAGAAGGGATGGCATCGTCTCATCTTTGGGAACTTGAATAAAAGGAAAGTTGCTGGCAACTCCTTCTGCAGATTCCTCATACATGATCTCTGGCACCCAGTTATTTCTCTTGTTAGACATTTTAGATCTCCTCATAAAGTTAAATGTCAATTATGAAAACATTATACGCACAAATTTAAGAATGGTTAACATCCACCAAACGAAACTACATCGGGGCCAACAAGAGTAAACCAGATACTCTCCTTAGACTCATGGGGTAGACCATCGGGAAGACCGGTGATGAAACTCTCTTTGTCTCTGCTTCCCATCCACTTACGCATGTCTTCACCTCTAACGTTAGCAGTTTCGCTCATATTGACTGGTCTTCTAAAGACGTTGGTGTCGACAAAACTATCGGGCAAAGCCTTGGATAAGGATTTTTCATTGTAACGTTCGATGTCTTTAGGATCCGAGTAGATATTAAACACATCCGAGGAATTGCATTCTGCAGCATTCTCCAGCATCTCGTAAACCTTTCTAACTGGAGCGTAGCCTGAAGGTAACAGTTCTAGGTTATCTTTGGCATTTTCCGGCAAAATATGAACCAAGTGATCATTCCAGACCTTTTCCATCTGAACGCCGGAAACGGGTACTTGTTTCGACCTCTTTCGATCTGTAAGAGAAACTATCACGTGAACAACATCATTTTCCTTGCAAGCGATCTCTACCATTCGGTGATGACCCTTGTGATAAGGCTTAAATGCGCCTGCTACGATTCCAACTCTCATTACTTGCTCCAATCTTTGTTTAGCCCTAAAACTTGATTTAGCGGTGCGAAAATTCCTGTAAGCTTGTATGACTCACCGTCAAACTTAAAAACTATGCCTTCCTGAGATGACGTGATTTGTGAGCTTTTAGTTAATTGATCTGCGCACTTTTGCAAGATCTTGACATCCCGATCTGTGCCTCGATTAGTTGCCACAAGAAGAGCTTTCTCGTATTCTCTTTGCAACCTCTTGACTTCCGAATTATGATCGGAAACCAGATTTGATGCAGTATTATCCAGTGCATGAAAAGCAACTTTGCGAACCACCCTAACGATAGGTGACAAATAATCTTCTCTGATTTCTTTTCTGCGCTTCATGATATCACGTAGCGTTGTCTTGAGACCAGAATTCATGCCTTTCGTAATAGAGGGCGCTGCAAGAGCTCCTTCCTCATCAAACATTCTTTCCATTACAAGCTGTGTGTAATCATTGCCCAGATTAAGATGAGCCAAAAGATCTTCATCGATCTTTTTTGCAACAAAATCCTTGAGGGATGCATTGTGATGCAGACCAGAAGATACACAAGCCTCATCCAAAACAGTCACCGCTGATGTGAACTGTGCATACGACAATTTATTCACATTCGCGCTAAAAGAAGTTCCGATCTTCCAGGTCAAACCTTGGACATCAACAGCACTTGGAAGCGAGTCTGTCAAGACTTTAAATGCCTGCTCATGCGCTTTTGTTGAGATAGCATGCCCAGTCACAGAATCTCGAGAACCAGTACCATCCCAGTGAAAGATTAGTGCACAAGTGTCATATTTGATCACATTAGGATTCGCAGTGTGAATGATCTCTGCAGAATACCAGGTATTGTCGCCAAAGACTCGATCAATTTTATCAGCGGGCCATCTGGAAAACAGCTCAGTAGCCACGAGCGCAGCATCACGAAAAGCGATGTGAACTGGACCTCTTCCTGCAAAACGATCATCAATATCTTTGGCGGAAACCTTACCGTCTTTGATATCAGACAAGTTGCGAGCAAACCAAGGTGTTCCGCTTGAATCAACATGGAGAAAGATATTTTGTCCGTCAAACTTCTCGCAAGCAGAATCAATCTCACCGTTTGCAATTCGAGCAAACATTGCTTTTAGATCCCTAAACCTCAAGTCGAGGTTATCATAAGGATGCATCAGATGACCGTGAACTGCGCCCATGTTGTATCTCCTTTGGTGCTATTATACACTAGGAGATTTGATTTACACAAAAACTATTCTTCTGAGATTATTACTTTTTGCTTTTCTTCTTGGGCAGCTTTAATCTTTTCTAATTTATCACGAGATTTTCTAGCACGCTTAAGGCTGGCTCTGAGGTGTCTCACCGCTTGAGAAAGAACATATCTTTCGCGCTCTCTCATTCCGCGACGATCTCGAATTGAGACAAGCTCCTCGAGGTCTTTCTCGACTTCTTCGATATATTCTTCCGACGCGAACTCTACTTTGTTTCCTTCGCGTGTTCTTCTAAGTTTTGTCTCGACAAGTGATTTCGCCTCTTGACGAATGATCTCTCTTAGATTATCAATCGAATCAGACATTGTACCTCTCGCTATGCTTCTTCTACTTTCTCTAACGTTCCGTTATCAAGTGCTATCTTAAATGACTCGTAAATATAATTCTTAATATCAGCTAACTGTACTTCGCTTTCTTGCTTGTTGTACCGCTCGCAAACTCTATTAATAAATTGCTGCGTATGTTCGACCTCTAAAGTTCCGCCATTCGGCAGATAAATTGTAGTCTTTTCCAAGTTTACCTCTCTTACTGTGCCACTTTAATCGGTGGCGCGATTTCTTCGGGGGAAGATGATGGCTTAGCTTTTTGCTGTGGCTCTGCTTTCTTTTCTTTGCTAGCAACAGCCTTTGCAGTCTTATCAGATGCCTGCATCACAATCTCTTCATCGGGAGATTCTGCATCGGCTGCAGGAACTCCGTCAACGATCACGTCAGAAAGACCTTCCAAAAACTCAGAAAGTGCCAAGCGTTCAACGGGTGAAAGCTTGTTAAAATAATCATCAAGATTATCTCTCACATCTCTGTCTTTTAAAGATCTTCCGCTTCTAATCTGGTTGATAGAGTAAAGAATGTTCTTCAAGTCGACATCGTCTGGCGTCTTGGGCTTTTCAGGTGCACGATCGGCAGCAGAAGGTCTTTGCATGGGATCTTTTTCTGCATCCTCTTCGGGCTTTGCTGCAGCCTTGGGTTTTTCAGCAGCGGGTTCTTCCTCTACTTCTTCCTCTTCTTCTTTTTCTTCAACCTCTTCTTCTTGCTCTTGCATCTTCTTGTAGAGTTCTATCTGTCGCTGACGCTCTTCTTCTGCAACAACGTCTTGTGCGCTCTGAACGCTTGTTTCAACTATTCTTTCCAAGAAAGATCGGAGCTCAGCCCCTGTCTTCAATACTTGTTTCATTTCTTTCTCCACACAGTGCGATTTTGAGGGCGCTCTCTATAAAGCTTGTTATAAGTTTGCTGTGGTGTATCTTTTCCTGTCCCGACGATTTCCTGCTTTCTCTTCTTGATTTCTTCTTGGCGGCGAATTTGATCATCAATGAATTTGTCAAATTGAGTTTTTTGAGTCTTGGGAGGCTCAGGAGTTTTGTTGTCTTTAGTCATTTTTCTTATTCCTTTTTTGGGCCTTTGTTATCAAGATAGACACATCATAATTATCTTCTGAAAAAGTGTTTGCCTTGCAAGACCACTGTCCACCCTTAACATTTTTTTCTAGAACAGTGTTTTCACCTGCCATAATGCTTAATACATCAGGTTTTTCATCAGAGAATATCCCGGCTATGTCTTGTGAGAAGCATGATCCTTCTATGCTAATCACTTCTGACGTCTCTTCAAGAGACTTCACATAGATTTTAGATCCCGCTAGCTCAACAACAAGATTACCATTATCATCAGCGACGGGATCGGCCAGCTGCTCAGGCCCTATTTTTCCCTGCAAGCTCTTTGAGATAAAGAGTCTATCTTCGTTTAGCATTTCCACAAGATCACCTAGCTGTATCTCTAAAAATTAGGTCTGCGAGGCGCGCCAAATGGTGATCGACTTCTGTGATAGAATTAAGATCTCGAGTGTAGATCTCAACGTGAATCTCATTCTCATCGATAGTCATTCTAGCATGATGCTGCATTTGATCTTGCTCCTCCATAAACTCTATCAAGAAAGCTTTTCTATGTTCAGGAGTCATAAAACTATACGTTTTCATCAAACGACGTGGCGATTCAACAATTTCCCAATCTACTCGACCGGGAATTGCGTGTACTGGCAATGTCTGTGGCATTGTTGTCATACCCTGTAAAAAATCAGGGACCTTCCTCTCAGGCGCAGAAGACCTTAAATTATCGCTAATCTCTTTGAGAAGAGAACGTTTCAAGGTTAACCCTCCTGAGGCTCTTGAAATTTAGGTACTACTAAATCCTTGCCAAGCTGCTTTGCAACTTCTTTTCTGTTCGCGTCGCCACCTAGGATCCTGACTAGTTCGTCATAGCCTTCCTTGTCTCCGCGATCAGAAAGACCTTTTACAGCTAGTTCTAAAGCAGCCTTGCCATTATCTTTATTGAAATGGAATTTCCTCATGCTCTTTTCAGCGCCTGGAAAATTGTTTCTAACTGCAAGGTAATAATGAACGAGCGACGTGTAATCATCAAGCAGGTTTCCGCCTTCTTTCGCACCTTCTTCGCTTTGACGCAAATAATTTAAAACGTCTGCTGCAGCATCAGGATCAAGCTCAGGCATCTTACCAGCCTTCTTTACTTCTTTCTTAAATTCTGCAGACCACGGAAGAGAAGCAAGCAAGAATTTTTGAATCGGCTTTGCGTCTTCTGGTGCGTCTTGAGTTATTGATATCAGTTCTTCTTGGAATTTATCTGGGCCCATTGCCAAGCCTGCCAAGAATTTCATAAATCCTGCATCTCGAATATTTCTAAACGCGCTATTGGAGATTGATTTTCCTACATCAAGCATGATCGGCGCGTATTTGCCTCTAAGTGCCTCAGGCATATCTTTGTAAGTCATAGTCGGCAGAGATTCAAGCTCTTGCCCGAGGTCCGACTTTATAAACTCTTCTTCAACATCGATTACTTGATCTGGAGTAAGAAGAGTATCAAGCATGCGATCATCTTCAAGAGCGTCAATCTTAGCAACTAACTCTTTATCATCTGAAAATAGCTTTTTAGCGATCTTAACTTTCTCTTCATCTGACTTGGTAGTTAACTCAACTGCAACTCGAGACTGCTCTGCACTGTGCTTAGCTTGAGCTTCTCTTTCCTTGCGCTGCTTTTCTCTTTGTGCCTTTGAAACTCTAGGTTGATCTCCAAGCATAGCAGCAAGATCAGCTTCAGGTTCCTCTTCTTCCTCGTCCTCGACTTGACCAGTGTATGCGGTCACTTTATCTTTGGGAGGGACAACAGCGTAAATTTTTCTACCGGGTGGTTGAGGTGCTTGTTTTTGTACAGGCTCGTCAACTTCCTCTTCTTCCTCTTCGTCCTCTTCTTCACCTCTCATCTTGATTTTCTCAAGATCTGGGTCTTCATATCCCACGCCTTTTGCAGCGTCGATATCTACCGTGTAAGGCATCATCTGCTCAACTATGGCTTCAAGAAGAGGCAAGATATTTGTCTGCTCAGAAACGATATCTTGCGGATTCATCTCGGCACGCTCTTTCGCTATTCTAAGAGCTTTATCTACTAGTTTTCTAATTGCTTTAAAAACAGCGGGAATTAGATCATCAGGAACGTCAGCAAGTAGCTTCTCTGATGCTACCATTAGCTCATCGTGATCTGTGGGTTCATAATTCACATCCTGGACGGGTGGACCCAAGTCTTCCTGACCTACAACAGGATCTGCTTCAATTGGGAGGTGCGCAGTAGCATCTCCATCAATGACTGGTGCGCTTACATCTTGCTCGAGCAAACTCTTAACAAGCTCTCGAACGGCTCTTTCTGTTACCTTAATAGACATTTAAATCTCCGGAGACAATCCAGTTATAAATATCGTTTCTGGCAGAAATAATAGCTACTTAACTTGATTAAGCGACCAAGCAGCTGCGACAGTCATTCCAACACCAGCAATTACACCCGCTGCGATCCAATATCCTGTTCTGGGTTCCTTTAGTCTTTTTATTTCACCTGTTAAAAACTCTATTTGTTCATTTTTGATGCTTAGGCGCTTTTGATTAAGCTCAGAAGAGACCCTAATCCGCTCAACAAGCTTAAGTCTTTCTGCACTGCACCAAGCATCTGATTTTTCTTGCTGCTCTTTTAATTTAAGCTTGCATTTTTCTTCAGCAGAAGTTAGATTGATAATAACGCTTGGCACTGCGTCGGATCTAATTAAGACTCCGTCGCAAGCTGCAACTTGATCTTTCTTTATCGGTGTAATCTGTGCACACTCAGCCCGAGCAATGCCAGGTGAGAGCAAAGGCATCAAACAAACGAAAGAAATTAATCGTTGCATGGCAATCCTGCAAGCGCCATAACGCTTACAAGCCCAGGTAAAGCGTCACGAACATAGATCCCTGAGAACAGTGTATTTGTTCTTCCGCCAACATATGCAGTAGCAGCTTCCAAGTGCCCACTAATATCAACATCATTAGCGTGATCTTCGGTGATCACCTGCAAAAGAACACCTGTCTCAGCATGGCCTGTTGGTTTTGGGCATGGAGAGTTATTAATGCAACTCTGATAAAGTTCGACACCAAGATTTGTACTTGGCTGGACGATTGCAGACCCCAGAACAATCCTGCCGGTTGCACTAAGGAACCTCTCAAGATCCTTGCCGTCAAAAGCTTGGATTGGAGATTGCTCGCACGCAAGGCGCAAAAGCTGCCAGAACATCTTAGCAAACGCCTTGTTCGCTGCCGGATACAAACCGAGGACACCAACTTTACCTCTGAAAGAGTTCAGCTGACGTTCGTTGTCAAGTACGATGTGAGGATTATCTGTGACATCTGATTCCAAAGACTTAGCATTGCTCTTGATCGTTGCGTTTAGCTTCTCTTGAGATGTAGGTGATGTGACAACATAAACAACCTTGCCAGATGCTTCATTAATCTCAAGGAATCTCTTAAAAACAGGATCCAAGATTGCTGCAGAAGAACCAGTTCCACCTCCGCCGCCGGCGCAAACGAAAAGCCAGTCGACCTTGCCAAGTCTGGTGCGCAGAGCATCTTCAACCAATGCACTGTTTTCGTTGAGAACCTTGCGGCCAAGCTCAATATTCTTTGCAACACCATCTGCACCCGGAAGTGCCAGCAGATGATCCTTATCGATTCCTGATTGGAAATCCTTATCCGTAGTGTTGATCAAAAGTGTCTTTGTAAAACCCAAATCTAGGAACGCTTTGGCAATCTTACAACCGCCGCCGCCAACTCCTACAAAAGCACAATTAATTGCAGACTCAGCTTCATTTTCAGGAAGAAGATTTGCAGATTCCTCCTGGTCTTCGTAATGGTCAACAAAATCAAATTCACTCATTGGTATACTCCGTCCAATTTACTTTTCTATTATAACTCTTACTCGTCTAAAGATAAACCCGTTGCTTCAGCTAGTTTTTTAGCTAATTCTTCTGGGCTGAGATTTGTGTCTTTAACGATCTTTTCTATTTCTTTCTTTGTTTTTCGATCAAGCTTTTTGTTTTCTTCTGCGTACTTTTCATCGATCTCTTTTAGAGTCTTTTTTAGATTCTCATCGATCTCAGAGTTTCGCTTAGCTAACTCTTGGTGCGCATCTTCAATAGCTTCAAGTTCTTTATCACGAGCTTTCTTTTGCTCGTTTAAGATCTCCCAAGGATCAACATCTTTACCTCTAAGCAAAAATAAAAGACCGAGGCCGATCATAAAAGCACCGAAGATTAAAATCGTAGCTTTTGAAGAAACCCAAAGCTTCTTTATTGATTTAAGCAGAGAAGTCATTTGCCTTTCCACTTCAAAAACGCATCAATAGCAGCCTGGCCGCCGATATAAACAACTGACAGGAATGTCCATTGCTCCCCTGTAAGAAGCTCTCCATAAAGAAAACCGCACGAGCAAAGCCATACTAAAAACTTTCTTGATATAAACTTGGAAACGTGCTTGTCAACAAATGCTGGCATCATTCTTCCTCCTCATCTTCGTCATAAACAAAACCGAGAAATTTCACATCATCATTGTTTTTGCCTTCAGGAGAATTTTGAAAATCCAACATTCTTAAGACTGTGCTATTAGTTTTACTTATTGATGAAATGAACTCCACGTGCTTGTCTAGTCGATTATTAATTATCTCGATAGTACCAAGAATTGATACAACTGCCTGTTCAAGAGTATCAACTTTTTGCTGCAGCTCTTCAATTTTTAGCTTTTGTGTGCTGTTTTTTCTCCAAAACATTTAGATATCATCCGGATCGAGTGATTGGTCCTCGATAGCATCGAATATTGACTCAGCGTCTGTCTCTGAAAGTCTTTCGATGTGACGCTCACGTTTCTTTCTAGCTATGGTGTCTAGCACTCTGTGCGCAAAACCATCTCCCCTAACGACTCTTTGGGCGAAGTCTTCAAAAACTTCCTGCATCGACAGTTTCTTTTTGATAAGTTCAATTCTGAACGCTGCGTGAGTCTCAGTTAGAAGCTTGACGTGTATAGATTTTCTATGATCGAAATCTTTATATTTGCTCAATCAGGCCGCCGATCCTCCACCGGGTCCTGCACCTTTTGCGGGCGGGGGTGGAACATCTGTGTCAAGAACTCTCTCAACTGCATCTTCAGGCAATTCAAGCCTATGTTCAGTGTAGAGAAGTTCTTTCATTTCATCTGCAGTCGCATCATCATAATTTTCTCTAACATAGTTTTCAGCACGCACAAGAATTACGGTCACGATATCTAAGATTCTATCTGGCATCGAAGCTAATCTAGCAACTCTCTCTGTGAACATTTGAACATCCAGAGAAGGCTTAGCTTCAGGAAGATCTTCTTCAGCTTCTTCAGTTTCAGCTTCTTCTTCTGCTTCAGGTTGATCCTCTTGATCCAGGACTTGATCGGGTTCTGGTTCTGCCTCAGGCTCACCTAGCTGCTCGAGCAAATAAGAAAGAGATTGTGGAAAACTATTTTCGCTCAGATCGCCTTGATCTGCACTATCAGCCGCAACAGTATCGTATTTGATCAAGAGAGCGTCGATTTGAGCATCAAGAGAATCGGGCATATCTTTCTCATCATTCTCATCTTGCTCATTGATTGTCTGTGCCATCTCAAGAATAATCTTTCTAATTGTTTCT